GGTGCGGAGATTGCTGAATCTAATGCACAACGTGATCAGCAATTTGCAATAGATCGTATTACAGCAGCTGGTAACGTACAATCTAATATCCAGCGTTTAATTAATAGTGCAAATATGTATGCCGCTGATAGTGAGTTGTCGTGGCGTAACTATGGCGCTGATGCTGCAAAAGATGCAAGCGTTTTTTCTTCACAGTCACAAGAACGTAGTACTAAGTATGTAGCTGATGTAGACCGAGCTAAAGCAAGAGAAGTAGCAACTATTCAAGGTGATTTTAGTTTGCAACTACAGGATATTGTCAATGCAGGTGCAAAAGAAGCTGAAGCAGTAAGAGGTGAATACTTGCTAGCCAACACTGATCTAACAGGACAGTATGGCTTAGAGAATACTCGTATTGCAGGAGCGACATCACGTGATGTTGCTAATCGCAATAAAGAGGCGCAGATACTTGGTTCATTGATGTCTGGTTTCTGGTCTTAAGAGTTTACCTCATAGTATAATTAAAGAATAAATTGCAAACAGACAAATGTCAAACCCCCCTTCAAACGATCCAGGTGGTTCATTCTTGAATCAGAATAATGCTAAAGTTGACTTAATTGAATTCCAACAGCTGCTTGACAGGCTAGAAGGTTCTAAGAAGCGTCAGCAACGCCAGAAGTCTGTCGAAGGTCGTCGTGACATCTATAGCCAGGGTCTGGCTTCGATGATGAGCAACTTCTGATACAGCTTCTTTTACTTAAAGAAAAATCATGTCTGATCCTGGACAAGTAAGTACGACATCACCTCCTGATGATGTTGACGAAACTTACGAAAATGACGATTGGTTTGATCTTGACCAATATAAAAAAGCAGCGCAAGTTGCTTATGATTTTTCTTTAGGTAAAATGGAGAAGGCAGGAGATGAAGAGCGAGAAACAATTGGAAAAGGTGGATCAGAGCAACGAACTACCAATCGCCAACAGCAGCAATTCTCTGAAAAAGACGAAGAGCGCGATTACAAGCAATCCCAGAAAGCCTACCGATTCTGATATTAATATCAAGTCATTTGCAATTTGGCTTGATAATTTAGATAGTGCTTCCAGGGAATCGTTTACTGCTTTTGCAGAAGATACCTTTTCGCCTATTCAGGTTTATATCTATGCCAAGTTCCTTGGTTATGACGGTAGTATTATTTGTGTAGATGATTGGGTGGCAAAGGTTTATCCAAAGCCTGATCATTTAAAAGTCCTGCTGTATGAAATCGAACAGATGCAGGAAGACGTACGTAAGTTACGTTTAGATATTGAAAACTATGCCGTTAAGCGTGATGCTGGTGTAGCACGTATTGCACAGATGCAAAAAGAAATCCGCGGAACAATTGCACAAGTAGATTCTTTTGTTTCTTCCAAAGATAGAAAAGGTCTTCTCCTGGCGGGAGCAGACCGAGCGATCCGTGAACTTAACTCTGTATTTAAAGACGATCCTATTGAAGGTCCTTTACAAGAAGCTGCAATGTCTGTCTGGGCTAGAATTCAATTTGAAGATTAATTGGTTATATGGAACCAGACAATCAAAATCAACAAGCAAGTGGCTTTGATACAAAAGATATTCAATCTCTTCTTTTAGATATTGAGCGGAATCGCCAGCTAACTGGACAGCCTATGCCACAACAAATGGAAGGTACTGGTGATCCTGAAATCTTTCAAAATTTATTGAATCAAGTACAGAATAGGACTAATGGATAACCCAAAGGTACCGCCTGAACTTCTTGCTTATTACAAAAAGAAATTAGCATCAATTCAAGGTATTGAAGCTGAAGAGCTTGCTAATAAAGGATTAAAAGCTTCTAGAGCAGCTAAGAAACATAAAGGCAAAAAGTAGAGTACCATTTAAGTAGTACTGAAAACATATTGTGCCTTCACATCTTCATCTTGCTTATAGGCGTAATGCAAAAGCTGCTGCTGCAAATCATCGTCTCCGTAAGACAGATCAAGATGATATCTTTGAAAGAGCAAGAGAGGACTTTGGGTTTTTCTGTGAGTATGTAGCGGATAAGCCACCTGCAAGACATCATAAAGAATGGCATAAGCAATTGGTTACAGGAGAAGATAGTTCCTGCTTGACTAGGATTGCTGGACCAAATATTGATCTACTAGGACCACGGGGCTCAGCTAAGTCCACTGTATTAGGTCTTTATACTGCCTGGGCGATTGGTATACATACAACCGCTCGTAAGCCCCTACAGATCCTATACCTAAGCTATACGGTTGATATTGCACGTTCAAAGTCAGCTACGATTAAACGTATCATTGAATCTAAACGGTACCAAAATGTTTTCCCTAAGGTTAAATTACTGAAGAACGTAACATCTAATGAGTACTGGTCGATTGATCATAAGTTTGCAGGCATTGATACAACAGGTGAAGAACAATTTACTTTATGTGCAGCTGGTCTTAAAGGTTCCGTTACCTCCAAGCGTTCTCATTTGGTAGTGATTGATGACCCTGTGAAATCAGCAGCTGATATCGGTAACCCTGATATTCGTAAAATGATGCAAGATAACTGGAATGCAGTTATTGCACCAACGATGTTTGAAGGTGCTAGGGCAATCTGTCTTGGTACTAGATTCCGGCATGACGATATCCATGCAACAACCTTCTCTTCTCAAAATAACTGGATGCAGCTCGTGTTATCTGCAATTTTAAATAATGAAGAGACGGGAGAGGAGGAATCATATTGGCCAGAGATGTGGTCACTGGAATATCTAAAAGAAAAGAAACGACAAGCTCCTATTGCTTTCTCTTTCCAGTACATGAATCAAATCGTCAGGCAAAGCGAACTATCCCTTGCACCTGAACTACTGGTTAAAGCAGAGATTGCAACAGAGTTTGATTGTCTTGGTATTGGTGTTGACCTATCAGCAGGCATCAAAGAAAAGAATGACTATACAGTTATGGTCCTGGGCGGACGCATTGGAGACAAGATTCATATTATTGATTACCGCAGGATTCGTGTCATGGGTAATCTAGAAAAACTAGATGCCATGAAAGAGTTATTAAACGACTGGTCGATCATTGGTAAACAATCTGATGGCTTGTGGTTTCCTACATACAACACATGTGACATTTGGTCAGAAGCAGTCCAGTATCAGGCATCCTTAGAAGCAGATTTTAAACGTGTTTGTTTAAACGAAGAGAATCTTTATAACCTTATTTGGCATCCCGTCAAAGGTTTCCGTGCTGATAAACTTGCACGTTTCCGTGGAATTATGGGAATGTTTGAAGATCGTAAAATTGTATTTAATAGGTACCGTAATTTTACTAGTATGTTTGAAGAGCTTACTAATTTTGGTACCAGCTCTCATGATGATTGTGTAGATGCATTAGTATGGTTAGTAACAGGATTAATGAAACGCGGTAAATTGCAACTCGATTACTAATGGAACATTTAGTTGCTATTGTTATAGCGGGGATTACCGGACTTGGCTGGGGAACGGGAAAGTTGTTTACACGTATTCGTTCGTTAGAAGATCGTATTGATCGCTTTCCAATTGAATATGTATTAAAGCAAGATTACATTAGAGAGATGGAAAAAATGAATAGAGAATTTGATAATATTAATGATAAGCTTGACAAATTAATAGAAAGGGTTCTGACCAGATGAGTTACTTCATTGAGCTAGAGGAAAACGCTGATGGCGACTTGTTTTTTCAGATCCCAGAAGAAGTATTGGAAACACTTGATTGGCAAGAAGGTCAATTATTGACTTGGGATCTCAAAGGTAATGGAATTATTGTTTCTGCTTTAGATGATACTTCAGGTTATGAACAAGTAGAATAGCTTGTAGTGATTGTAGTTTTATGCGTACTTATATTCAACAACCAGGCCAAGTAGGTGTCCAAGGTGGAACCATTGGTAATGCTGGTTACCTTGCTCAGATGCCTCCAGCTATTAATCCTGCCGCACATAGAGGTGCACAGAAGGGAGCAAAAATTTACAATAAAGGAGTGAACACAGAGAATCCATATGAGAAAAAAACTTTTTTAGATCGGACCGGACCACAACTTCCACCGATGGCAAGACTAGGCCCCATGGATAACACCAATCTAAACATGGGACAAATCAATGATGCTTACCTACAAGAACAAGAACGGCAACGTTTGCTCCAAGAGCAACAAGCACAAGCTGAGTTAAATAACTCAATGTATGGCGGCGGTCAGTATCGCCAAGCAGATCAGTACCCAGCAAGAGATGCTGGCTTCCAGGCAAAATACGTGAGCTGAGCATGAGCGATAAAACAAAATACACGAAACCAGATCTTCGTGAACGGATTAAAAACCGTGTCATGAAAGGAACCAAAGGTGGTAAAGCTGGTCAGTGGTCTGCACGTAAAGCACAACTCGTTGCTTCCGAGTACAAGAAAGCTGGTGGCGGGTACAAAGGTGGAGAAGGTAAGAAGCAAAAATCTTTAAAGAAATGGGGCAAGGAGGATTGGCAAACAAAAGATCAATATGAAAAGGGTAAAAAAGCAGCTTCTGCAGCTAAAAAATATAAGGAGAAAAAATCATGAGTCCATTTAATTTACAAGAATTTGCAGAAGAATATGCTGCTCGTTTGCAGGCTTTAGAAGAATATACTCCTAAAAATTTATTTTTACCAGGAGGGGAAACAGCAAATATGGGGACACACTTTAACCAAGTGATGCAACCAGGAAGTAGTTTTGCTGAACAAAAAGCATTTGCAAACCGTTACTTAAATGATTATGTTCCTAGAGTGCAGCAATTAGCAAGAGACGCTAATATTCCAAATATTTCAGAAGAATTAAATGAGTTCTTTTTAAAAACAGGTTTACCTGATGAACGTAACGATGGTTTTAAATTTAATTTAGATGAAGCTCAACATGAAATTACATCTCATTTACGTCCATACAAAGCAGGCTTTATGCCTGATTATCGGACACTTGATCCACAAATAGGTGGACTTACAGTTAGGCCAAATCCAGTCACACCTTTTAATGAAAGATTTGCTACAAATATAGACGGTTTTATCAAAGATAAAAATAAAGGAGGCGTGGCTGGTAAGGGCTTTACTGGCCAAGGTGTTAAAAACCATTTACTTCGAAGTAGTGGTTTTGAGAATATGTTAGCAAGTGACCTTATAAATAAAGCAGATTTAAGTAATCTAAATTCAACAGAAGCAATAAAAGGAATAAAAAATTTTGTTAGTGAAAATTATGGTACTGGCCAGGGAATGGCTGCCCTACAAGAAATTAACGTAAGCGATTCTGTTTCCAATGAAATAGCCGATCAATTAAATAAAAAATATTTACCTCAAGCTAGATATAATTATCAATCGATGGGTGAGTTAATGTACCCAACAGGAACGTTTTCTACGCCACATAACCAAAGACAAGGGTTTCAACATGCACTGAGCGGAAGTAAAGTACCTGAACTTCGTGCCTTTGCTGATCAAATATCAAACCCAGGAATTGGCTATATGTCGTCAGACCCCTTCTCAGCTACGTTATCTGGCGCAAAAAAATTAATAAAAGAAAACCCTACAGGCACAACCTTAGGTGTTGCCACTTCTTTACTTGACCCTGGTTTACCTCAGGCGATTAAAGAAGACGATTATTTAAAAGCAGGAGAAGTAATAGGCAGAGATATATTAGGCGGAGCAGTTATTGAACAAACAGCAAAAAGAGGTTTACCTTTAGCTGGCAGGCATCTTCCTCAGCTTGCACCTGTACTTCAACGCGGTGCTTCAATACTAAGTAAAGTATCTCCGGTTTTAACAGGTGCTGCACTCTTTACTCAAGGCACTCCAGGCTCTTTAACTGATGTAGTCACACAAAAAGCAGGTGCTAATCCAATATCTTTCTTGCCTTCTGCTAAAGCCAATCCTAAAACCGATATAGGAGCCAGATCAGGCAGAGCTATTATGAATGAAGGCAAGTATATTTTTAATAATTTATTGAAAGGACGCATTCCTTACATGAGATAGAAGAAATGAAACAAGCTAAGAAACACAAGGAGAAAAAGTAATGGACTTATCAGGAAAGTTTTTACCAGCATTTAAACGTAAAGGTACTGCCTTTGTGCCTACCGAAGAAATGAATAATGTAATAAATTTAATGCAAAGTAAAACAGATAATCCCATTAATATTCAACCTGCCCCATCTGTTTTAGCTGGTTTAGATGGAATTGGTATGTGGGGTTCAGGAGAAGGAGTAAATTATGGCGGTGTTGGAGGTCAGACTTACGTTGATCCTATTGGTGGCGATGTAACAGTTGCTGCACATGAAGCAGCTCATCAAGCTTTTCCGAGTAGTTTAGCGATTAATCCGTATGCTGCTCAGAAACGTAAAGAACTATTTACAACATACATGACTCCAGAAATGGTTGATTCTGGAGCAGCAATGCGAGCTGGCTATGAAAATTTTGGCAAACGTGCTCTTATGGAAGAGGCTAATGCACAAGGTGTTGTTTATGAAGCAATGAAACAAGCTGGTTATGAACCTAATAAACATGGGTCGGCAACCATGCTTAGCTATCCTGCAGAATATAGGTTTGGTGGACGTTACGATCAAGCAGCACCAATTTATAAAAGAGTGTTTAATAAACCTGGTTTAGCTACGTTGATGCCAGGAGAGCTGAATGAATTAAATAAAATAGATCGTTCTTTTACTCCAGCAATGGAAAGACAGTTTGGTTATGGCCGGAGCATGCTTCGATAATGACTGATATCGACTATCCAATTCAACGTCCTCAAAAGGAGAAAAAGTAATGGAGCAACTTTTACCGTTTATTCAAAAAGAAAGTTATTCAGGTTCTCCAACTGATGTTCTTCAGAAAGGAGGGCAAACGTTTCAACAATTGCTTACAACGGGGCAATTAGGTAATTTATATGGACCTGGCACTTCTTTATTAAAAGGTTTCTCAGGGAATGGTTTTGATGTCAGCGATGAAACAGGAAAGGCCAGTATTTCGCCATCTGGAAATCTTCAAATAGCAGGTAAATACTCAGCGATTGGTCTTAATCCTTATGAAAGAAAAGTATCTGCAAGTTATACAAATCCTGATAATACTTTTTCAATAGGAGGTTCTTACGGGATGGGACCACAAAATTTTTATAATCCTACCGGTAGTATTAATTTTAGATTTGGGCAAGGTTCCCAGCCAGTAATGACTCCAGGTCAAATTGAAATTCAAGGGTTACCTGAAAGCGAACAAGAACAACTTTATATTTCTCCTGCCCGCGCCTATGAAATGCAACAGACAAGTAATTATCAACAAAATAATCCTGGTTATTACAGACAATACTAATGGCAGATAAAGCAATCCAATCTGATGGTACGACCAAACGCTATCTCCCCAAGAAAGCATGGGCTTCTCTTTCCAAAGAAGAAAGGGAAGATACTGATCGCAAGAAACGAGAAGGATCTAGGAAAGGAAAGCAGTTTGTTAAAAATACTGAGAAAGCAAAAAAGGCTGGTAAAGCTGCTAGAATGTATAAATCAAAATCTGGGAAATAATGTCTGAAGTAACTGGCCGTATTAAAGAGATTATTGATTCCTACATCGAGCGTGATGGTGGACAGTATGTTGATACGGGAATTGTTGCCAGTCACATTGCACAGATGAAACTCTTTGGTATTCGCCAAGGTGTTGAGTTTTTTCCTGCCC